TCAATCGATGAAACGTATTCCTCGAATCTCATAGGAGTAGCAAAGGAACTTTGGTAACTAGCCATAATGGGTAGCGTTAAGTAGCGTTAAGTAGCGTTAAGTAGCGTTGTATTGAATTGTATTACAGGGTTTGGGATGACGGTGTACAGATATTATATTTCGATTTATCCAATAATCATTTAAATTTTGTAATACTTGTAATATTTATATGGAGGAAGAATCTCGAAATCAATTGGTAGAAAATGTAAAAGAATGGATACAAATAGACAATCAATTAAAAAAGATACAGAAAGAAGCTAGAGAATTGAGAAAGAATAAAAAGACATTGTCTTTGTCGCTCATAGAGATAATGAAAAGCCACGAAATAGACTGTTTAGACATTAAGGAAGACAAATTAATATATTCGAAAAATAAAGTCAAAAAACCGTTAAGTAAGAAACATTTGATGTTATCATTGTTGAATTTTTTCAAAAAAGATAAACAGAAAGCACAAGAAATTCAAAAGTATATTATGGAAAGTAGAGAAGAAGTAATTAAAGAAAGTATTAAGAGAAAATTATGATGACAATATATAACAAAACGATATGTCTACAACAGGAGAAGCAGAATCAGAAGGAGGCAAAGTAACAAACAATATTAAAAAAACCGGCATTAGATTAGGTGTGGTTTTTGTAGCCCTTTTAATACTAAACATGTTTGTCAATGTGATGGTTTATATAGATTTTTTAGGAATGGCTAAAATAAAGTCTTACATTGATATTTATTTTATGTGGATTTCGGGTTTTATATTGCTAATTACTTATTTGAAGCCATGGGAAAAAGGCGGACTTGAAACATTTAAATCAGATAAACCAAATGCCGCCTCAGAAGATAAACAAACATACCAAGTTACCTTATAAACAATTTATTGAGGGGAGATGGAATTCTTTAAGTTCAAAAATGATAATATATTTAACAAATCGAATTAAAATTAAATAAGCAAATTCATTTAAAAACAATGCACAAAAAATGCAACAAATTTTTAGATGGTGAATTAAATGAATTCAAGAAATCTCTAAAACAGAAATTGGTTGAATTGGAAATTGTAAATGTTGGTAACAACAAAACCGTTACGAATGAAGACGAAGAAACAAAAAAGATGCTCAAAATCAGCAAAGAATTATTAAAATTCATAAATGATTTTAAACCCAAACAGTTTGCCGCCGAAGACTTTAAAAAAAGAAAGCGTGTCAAAAACATTGTCCCCGTACAAGAACGCTGTATGGCTTTGCGTTCCGACAAACAGCAATGTACTCGCCGTAAGAGAAACGGTCACGAGTTCTGCGGAACTCACATTAAAGGTATTCCGCATGGCAAAAAAAACAATACACATAAGGTCGTAAATGAGAAAACGATAGCATTGAAAACGCAAGACATAATGGGTATTATTTATTATATAGACGAGCGGGAAAACGTTTATAATCCTCGAGATATAATGAATAATAAAAAAAATCCTCAAATAATTGCCAAATATACGAAAAAGGGAGATAAGTATAGTATTAAAAACTTCATCTAACATTCCCTTACTCCCTTACTCCTTTACTCCTACTTACATAAATACATAACTATGATATATGAAAAAATCGCCAAAACAATGGTAACTAACCAAATAGGTATAATTGTTTTTTTTGTTTTACCCAAGCCAAAGTTACGTATGGCACCATTCTTTTCAAAAATAAATGCTGGTTCGGATATTTTCATAACGCCAAAAAGAATGATAAATAATATAATAGCGAGAGATACTGAATGCTGTTTTATGAGTTCTTGCATAATATGTATATTTAAGAGATATATATATTATAATTAATCGTAATATTCCAAATCTGGCGAATCACCGTCGTCATCGGCAACAAATAATTCGTTATCTTCGTCGATTTCTCTCTGTAATCGTAGTTCATCATTCCAATCTTCCTGGTCATATATTCCCATATACATGCGACTGACTTCATCCAATTTATCGAAATTGGATTCATCCTGTATCATTTGGTCTATGTGATGGCGTTCTTTATCATATTGATCGGCGTCGTATTTGAATACTGCGTTCGTTTGCCCTAAACCCCATTCCCCGAGGCGAAGGTTTTTCTTCAAATTCTCAATTTCCCGATTTGTTTTATCCATTTCCTTGAATTTTCGTTTGATTGCTTCTTTTTCCTTGTCTTTGATTTTTCTTACCATTCCCTCCATCTTTTGTTTCGAAAAATCCACCGTTTTCTTATGCGAAAGAGCAGAATTGAGATTTATCCATAAAAACTCCGCGATTTCTCCCTTCAATTTCCCCACGTCTTTATACATATCCTCCTCTTCACTCATCATACTTATTCCTATGTCTTTTATTTCTATGATTGCTTTTTTTGGTTCTCCTTTTTTCCCCTTTCTTCCTTCACCTTCACCTTCACCTTCACCTTCACCTTCACCCTCTTCATCAGAGTCAATCATTGAATCATCTGAATCACTCATAAACTGTTCTGAATCTTCGTTTTCTCTTTCGTCGTATTCCGTCCCTTCAATATAAGCCACCATTATTGAGAAATAAAAGTATTTGTGTAACTTTGACAATAAAATACCATCAAACAAAATACTTCCGTCTAATTGTGAGAAAATCTTTAAGTGTGTCAAAAATTCAACTATATCCGCGAAATGTGTTTGAATAAAGGACAAATTAGAATCAAAATATTTGCCAAATTCTTTTTCCAAATTATAAAACTTATTATAGAGACTATTGGTGTTATTTAATATATTTTGTATGTCTTTCTCGTGTCTTGCACTTAATCCCCAACTTTTCCAAGATTCCGGTATTTCTATCTCATAATCATCTCCTGTCTTAAACATTTTCAATGATTTGCTCGTTATTTTTGCAGGGTTAATGATACTCAATCTTTTGATGTGTTTCATGTAAAAATCCGACATGAAAAATCCTCGATCATCATCCGACGATAATATTACATTCTCCGCATCATAATTCCATTTGTCCAGTTGATTCATTTTACGCTTAATTGCGATAGCCGTTTCATCTGTGTAAAAACTGAAAAAGGTATTAATTTTATCGCTCATTTCTCGGGTTGATTTTTCAATGTCGGACATCATTATTTCCCTGATTCCCGCGGTTTTCAAGCTTATATAATGGTTTAAACTCTTCATTATTTTAATATGTTCGCGAATTACAGGTGCCTTTAAACGATTTTTCTGTTCTAAGAGAGTGGCGCGTTTTATTTTGTTTAACAATATTTTTTTCAAATGTGTGTCCTTCGAAACTGATATAGAAGAACTGGTTGACATTATAGGTGTCAAATTACGGAGATTTATTTTTTGCAATAGTTTGTTGGTAATATTTTCATTTACAATTGCTTCTTCGGCTTTTAATAATTTTATCTTTTCATCCCGTCCCATATTCTTATTTTGACAGATCGCCCGGAAATCCTTTTCAAAAGCTATTTTCCTATCCACACCACAATGTTTGATATAAATGGCGTATAAAGTATGTTCACTCAATTTATCGCTAAGGGGAGGATACGATAATTTATTATTGGTAGTACTTATTAGACTAGGTGGATTCAAAAGTGCCATAATATTCTCGACCGAACGCCGATGAGCAGATACCTTAGAGTTATATACTTCAATTTGTTTGTCTAAGTTCAAAAAATATTGAATCGCGGGTTCTACCTCATTGCCTTGTTTTCCATTACAACAACTGTTTTCCAAATATGGTGTCCCATCAAAAGTATTTAATAATCTTGGTTCACGTTTTACAATCTCCTGTATTGAGTGTTGTATGGCTATGGAAAAGGTGTTAATTTTTCCTTTGAGGACATTCAACTTTTTATTCGCCTCGCCATCAGTTCTAACATTTTTTAATAATGTATATGCGAAATTAGGACTGACATCTCGTATATTATCCTGTTTGATTGGTTTGAGTGGGGGCATAAATGTACTCCACATATTGTGTTCTTCCCTACCTTCTCTGCCTTCCCCTTCTTTACCTTCTTTACCAGATTCCTTACTACTCGTACTCTTACTCTTATCCTTCTCAATAATTCTCATGGTATCCTTAAGATACCGTCTTCTTCGTTCAAGGCGTATTTGAATATTGGGAATTTTTTTCCGTATGCCATCATCTTTCAAAAGTTCTTCAAAATTACTTCTGAATTTGGTTTTGTATTTATTAAACTTCTGATTTTTAGTGGATTTACTTGATTTCGGAATAACACCCCATGGTAAATTTTCGATTACCTTTGTCTCTTTACCCTTTTTATCCTTTTTAGCCTTTTTGCCTCTTTTTGTTGATTTAACACTGGATGCAAAACTCTGCGCCACACATAATACGTAATTTATCACGTTATTGTTTTCTTCCAATGGAAATCCCGAAAATGATTTTTCACAACCGTCATAACCATCTTTTATTTTTATGGGGGTTTCATTCGTCTGAAGCGCAATGATATAGAACATCATGGTTAATTTCAATATTATTTGTGCTCGGTATTCTTCATAAGCGGGGTAATTGGTTTTGTTACCCTTATTTTTCTTCATTTTTTCTTCTATACCCTTGTTGTATTTTCTTTTACTGATTAAACGATATTTTTTCATTATCCTTGTAGCATTTTCCACACCTTCAATAATAAAATCATCGTCTATTTCCACTGGAATTTTCATACGACCCTTTAAATCATATACAATGTCGGATATAGTTTGTTTAATTTCTTCATTGTATACTGGTCTTTGTTTAAATGCCAAACTACTACTATCTTTCTTTTGTTTTTCATGTTCCAAAGATGCGAATATTTGTATGCTTTTTTCGTGTTTTTGGTTTACTTCGTCCTGACTGGTTAAAAAATCGGATATTTGTTCTTCTTTGGTTTTTTCCATAATTTCACGTGTTCGCATCACAAAACCCTTATCGTCAAATCCTTCGTTTTCGTCATATTTAATATTTGATATGGTGTAACCACTCCATTTATCTACGATTTTATCACCCGCATCACTTAATCTACCCTGTCTGCTTTCAATTAAATCCAATTCTTCGTTGTAGCGTCCCTGAAAATATGCATTTGCCAATTTTACAAAAAAAGTCGGCATTAATTTCAAATCACTACTGTTACAATATAACCAATATTTATTCTCATCATTCGCGTAATTATAGTCACGGCAAAAATTTTGCGCGAAAGTAATTATTTCTTTCTGTCTCTTAACAAAGTCTACCTCGCCCAATATCAAATCCAAAGCTTCGGCATAAGGCGACGTTTTGATACGACGTTCTTTGTAATTTTTCGCAATATCAATTTTTATTTTTTCTCCCGACATTTTTTTTTCTTTCTCCCATTTCCGTTTTCTTTCTAACTCGGCTATGTATTTTTTGAATTTATTGTTTAATATCCCCTTCATATCCTTACTCTGGGTGAAATATTCCTGTTTCACATATTCTATCAAATGCTCGGTAAAAGCTTTCTTGATTTTGGAGCGATTATCTTGTATGGAATTACAGTCGCGTTTAACATTAAGACAATTACTTCTAGTATTACAAAAATTTATTGATGGATTTTCACCATTAAGAACATCGTATTTTTCCCACGCGGAATCTCTTCGAATATAATATTCTTCTACTTCATCTTCTACATTTAATACTGCGAAGTGTCCGTCTTCCACTATGGTATTTCCCCGTTCATCTTTCATTGTAGTTTCTTCGAAATTATCATCGGTATTGCCGAAAATATCGCGTTTTTTGTATTGAACGTCAAAATATATTTCTTGATCATCGTCATCGCGTAAATCCTCATAATCAATGTATCTTTTCGCGAGGAAATGTTTTTTTCGGCAATTTTCCCCGCTTTCGTCATCTATCTCATTTCCATCGGAATCTATGCGTTTCTCCCCTGAATCTTCATCGTCATCTGCTCCGACTAATGCTGCACTCTTTTCCAATAAATCTTCAATATCTATCGGTTGGTAAGTAATCATATTGCTCAAAGTTATTGCGGTATGGAAGAGATTACCATTATCAATTGAATTTATGAGACTTATTATGTCTAATTTACCATTCATTTCATTGATATCGTATAACTCCAATACATTGGAAAATTCGGGGTTTTCTTTGAATACGGTAGTTAACGGCGAAAAGGTTTTATTTTTGACGGACTTTTTTATAATTTGATTGTATCTTTTAATGCGACCTGCATTTTTATAGTATTTTTTTTTTATATTATCAATGTTACTCATGATTTTTTCCTGTAATTTAAAAAATTGACTCACATGTAAATCAGGGTAATAAATATCGAAATTGGATAAAAATTCCATATACTTGGTAAAACTGGTTAAATAAGGGTCTATTGCAATGGAAAGCAAATATTCGGTTGAAGGCAATATATCGTGGAAATAATTTCGCAATGCTACCTCCATATTGCCTCTTTCACCATAATTTCTCACAGGTTCAAAGTTTAATTGTTTTATGGTGTCAAAACTACGTGATAAACTAGTGGAAGACTGAGAATATATATCTCCGCCTCCATCTTGTTCCTTGGCGTATTTTGGATCGCTTTGTTCCTTGATTTGAAAGGTATTAATTTGATTAAAAGTACGATTACTTCGTTCAGAATCACGTAAAAACATATTTGGCGCATTAATGATTCCTAATAAATTTTGATTTGTTTTCCTATAAATATTATTCATTGGACCAATATTCCCGCGAATGAAGGGATGGGGAAGAATTATAGAAGAAAAAAACTGCATGGTGTCGCCGGGAAGTATTCGCTGCTGGCAAAATTTACCATTTATTATTCCATCTCCTTTTAATGAGGCGAAATTCAAGTTTAAATTGTTTGCTATAAGAGCATCGGCAGGGGTTTTCCCCGCGTTATCATATTTAATGCTTGTAACCGTATCTTCTAGATTAGATGGCATAGTAAAATGGCGATGCCATTTGTTGGAATTATATTCGTAAGTAGCTTGATTAATGGTGCCTTTTTTCTTTTTATTTTCATTTTCTAATAAACCCAATAATTCATTTTCGTAAGTTTTCACTTTGAAATTTTTACCATATTGTTTGTCATTTTTGTCTTGTATTTTGGTATCTGTTTTAAATATCGGAATAAACCATTTGAAACCGAAAAAATTACTCATTAAACTGTTAACCATTGGTTTTCGGTGTTTACCATTTTTTAAATATCCAGTCACGACACCATCGTTAATATCTGAGAAATCTTCTCTCAATTCTTGAAAGCGAGCTATATTCAGGTGAATATCTTCGTCATTTTCGTCGGTGGACCCTAATTGTTCGAGAAGATCTGCAACTTGTGTTTTCAATGTATATCTTTTCTTTTCTTCGGGTACATCAACCTCGTATTCGATGAATTTACTAGGTGCGTTTACTATTTCGATGGTATAAATTTGTCGTGCTTCATTTATTTGTTTAGTTATTTTGTCTCTTATGTCCTTTTTCGGTTTCATAATATCTTGAATTACCAATTCTTCCTTTTCTCCAATCTTTGCATCATCTGGTAGCAAGGACTTATCTTTTTCTCCATCTTCTCTCTCTCCATCTTCTCTCTCTCCATCTTCTCTCTCTCCATCTTCTCTCTCTCCCTCTTCTACACCAACAATACTAAGTTTGTTAAAAGTTTTTATTTTTTCAATGGGTAAATTCAAAGGGATTCCTTTATAGGCAAAATCAATGTAAATCAATTTATCGCTGGGATAAATTTTCAATTCAATCATATCATTTTCTACGTTGGTTATTGTACCATTTATAATGGCGGGTTGAATTCCTCCAAATACAATTGTAATATTTTCGCCTGTTTCTAAATCATGTTGTGCGGCGTAACCTTTTTTGGGATTTTTGTACAAGATGAGAATTTTTTCGATGCTTTCATCACTAATGGTATTATCAACGATGTTTATTGTCTCCTTCTCAAATGTTTTAATATTAATTATTCTGATTTGATTATTGTCTAAGTAATCAACTTTATACTCGTAATCGTGATATTTTTTATTCTTGGGCGCTTGAATACGAATAATATCTCCTAATTCCAATGGTACATCTTTTTCTTGATTCATCGGTTCTGTCACTTCTTCTTTTACAATCTCATCGGACATGAGTATATATAATGGTTTTATATTAAATTCGTTTATTTAAATTTGGGATTCTCCCAAATTTAAATATAACGAGGAGGAGCTTCGCCTCTTTAATTTTCGTTAAAACGAAAATGTAAAGAGAAGGAGCTTCGCCTGAACTTTTACCAAAAGTTAATTCAAAAAATTAAATCTTTTGCCCCGAACCGAAGGTTAGGTTAAAAAGATTGATGGTCCAGGACCATCAACGTTTAAAAGAAAATCAAGCATTCTAGAATGCTTGATTGTAATTGCTCCG